CGCCGTCAAAATTGCGGTTTCCCTTACCAATCCCGATGACTGGAGCAGTAGATCCGAGAGGTATAGTAATTGCCGGGCCTTTCTGTTCCCAAGGCCGAGAAGACGTAAAGTAGTCCTTTTCCCAGTCGGCGTTCTGCAACGCCGTGTTTGTAGTAGTGTCCGGCCCAGACGTCTCATCAATTGTAAGTTCCGTCTGTAAGTCCTGGTCACGATAGAATTCGTTCCATATTCTCGCGTAAGCACGAAAAGGCAGAGCCGAAACTTCGAGATTGTTAACACCTGTAGGACATCCCAAATAGTCAGCTAGAGAACCAATAGCAGCGCCGGTACCACCACCCAGAGTAATAGTAGGAAATACCGAAGCATCCATGCCATCTGAACCACCAGTAATAAAGTCTTCCCAGTCTTCCCAACTGAGACGATGTGGCACAAACCAGTGATGAATAGCAACTCGTACTGGATGCATAACAGGAGCAAGAAGAGGCGAACACCGAATAAGAGCCGAAGTAGCTTGCTGCATAGTATCACCAGGGAGCACCTCCGTAAGACCGATCGGAACGAGCTCACCCATATCCATGGTGAGAAGCTTTGTGTAAGACAGGTTGAATTTATTGCGCTTCATAGCGAGCCTCGCTTTTTCTGGAGCTTACTAAAGAACACAGTACGATCATAGTTACCCTGGTGAGCGTTTATAATAAGCGTCCGAAACGTCTCCGAATAAAGACCCTTGGGTGCCATCGCCTTGGCTTCTTCGCGCAGAGGTAACAGTTTCGCTTTCGCTTTTTCCAGGGTCGCTTGCGGCGCGTTCGGTTCCATACCAACATGTTTTCGTAGCGTCCGGGTTAAGTATCTCCCAAGAGGTCTGGCACGAGTACCTACCATTAGTGACGTGGGAACATCTGGGAGTGAAGTGTCCAAATTGTGGGATAGAAGTACGGAAGCAACCTCCGGCATAAACGTTGCACCAATCCCAGGCTTCAAGCTCATCCTGGCAAACTCCGGGTGGGCGGTATCCGCTGTTTCTTGGTTCCACTCTTTGTTTCCGCTATTGCGCTTTCCAGATCTGTTTGCCCATCGGATGTCTTCTTCTGTGGTGAGCTTCTTAGTGACGTAGCCGCAGATATACGCTGCGCTAGCATCCTCCAATTGCCCGCTAAATACTTGTCCTTTAGCCCAAATTTCACGGACTGCGTCGCAAAGAGGGCAGCAATCTCCTCGTTTGTTAAGGTCAGTAACTCCCCGATCACACGCGGGGAAATTAAAGAGCGCAAGATGGTAATGGGGGCGTCCGTATTGGTCTCCGTATTCTCCGACATTAAAGTACCTCAGTTGAAGCGGATGATGATACTTTCTAAGGCGCTTCATGAAGTCCGTCAAGTGCTTAGGTACAAGCGTTGGAAAACCATTACTAGAACTTCCTACCCATGGTAAATTTGCATCATTATAAGTGAGCGTCCAGAAGCTAGAGACCTCGTGGCAACGGGCTTCTAACATAATACGATGTGCCCATTCTCGCTTCTTATTGATGCGGCAAGGAAGGCACTGGCCGCAGCCATGTGCCCCCCCTCCTGGTGCGATATATGGGTTACGACAGCGCATCTACATCCTAAAACCGATACGCATTGGCCCAACACCGGAACGACGGCGACGACCGAATGACTTACGACGACGACCGAAAGAACGACGACGACCGGACGACCGACGAACACGACGGCGGGATCTGAAACGAGGCATTTAGCGTCTCCATATTGAACGACCATACATCTGCTCAGTAGTAGGCTTTCGCGGTACTAATACATATTCCTGGCGAACAGGATCGAAGGCCCACATCTGATCACTAGAGCGTGGCACATTAGCGGGAGGATTAAAAGAGCCACCCGCCCAAGTAGGCAATACACGGTTACGCATCCACCAACCTACCGTAGCGCCGAGGTCTTCCTCGGCCCTGTCATGAAACGATTTCGACTGGACCGGCGCCCAGCCACGATCTGTGCGAGCCCATGCGAGTTCAGGATTAGCGGCCGCCTCAGCATAAGGTTGACCGGGAGCCGTTGCGGTTTGTTCAACCGGCTCAGCCTTGACCAGGGGAGAATTGCCCTGACCTTCGATAAGCATGCGATCACCAGGAGTGGGCATAGGCGGGTTCCCGCCAGCCTGATTAACTTTGGCAATCTGACTAGCCAGTAGATCATTTTCGAGACCCATACGACGAATATTAAGGTCTTGGATGGTCTTGGTGTAAGCATCAACGCGAGCGCTGGCAGACCGGGTAGAGTTGATTGCACGTGAAACGTCTTGGCCTGCTGCCGCAAGTCCCGTGCTAATGTCAGAGCCACCAACAGAGACGGGTGAGTACGACATTGTTTGCGCACCGAGCGCGGCAAGAGGATGTAATCCAGCAGCTTTGGCATCAGCCACCTTCCATTGAATACCTTGCTGAGCGAATTGCTTCTGTAACTTCCTATCTTTAGCTTTCTCACTAGAGCCTAAAAAGCCACCTAATAAATTGGCACCGGCACTTATCGCTTCCGCGAGCATGAGATATCACTCCAAAAATTGCGACGCTTCGCTGATCCCGAACCCTTCTTTGTTTTACGCTTTGCAAACAGGACCTGCCGTCGGCGACTACGTCTTTCACAGAGAGAGACATAAGCGGGATCGGCAAATTTGAGTTGGGTCGCGGACCTAGGGTCAGCGACCACACGAGACGCGCCGGGGCGCGTCGAACGAGGGGGGAGGGTGGAGCGACCGGGATTAAACTTTCGCCGGTCCTCAATCACCCTCAGATCGCCCACCGCGGCTGCGGGGGCGAAGGTGACAGGGAGGAGACGTGGCGGAGGTCTGAGTTTAAACGCCAGCAGACTGTCTAGCGATCGAGGTGTTGAGAGATCGCGCTGGCTTGTAGATTTTGAGGATCTATTGGACTTGGCCACGTGCCCTCCGGTGTCACCTAACACAGTGACCATCAAGAGAGGTCACTGTGGGTTGTTGAAACGCCTCATCAAGAGGCGGGCCATTGCCGAGCTCGCTGATAGGCCGAGCCGGCGCCTGACGGCCTTCGGGCTTCGCCCGAAACTGGCTACGCCAGGTTGCTTGGCATGAAAAAGGGGGAGGATCATGCGGCTGTCGATCCTCCCCCTTCGGGCCTTACGCCTTCTGAGAGGGAGCGACGGGAGCCGAACCCTCTACTGCCCCAGTGGGCGCAGGTGCCGAAGCCGGTTGCGCCTTAACAGGCGGACGAGAACGGAGGGCGAGCATTGCCTCCATAGTAGGATCGACTTCGAATTCATGTTCCCAAGGGCTTTCGGGCTCGAAGTCCTCATCGACATCAAAGTCGTTAGCTTCTTCCTCAGTTTCCTGACCTGCCATAGAAGCCTCGTAAGAGACTTGCTGGATCATAGCGCGCATCTGCTCGGCGATGCTAGGACGCTTTACATAGCCAACAGGCGGCTGCATAGGAACCGGGTTAGGGAGCTCACGCCCCTTATCATCCAGGTAAAGAGATTGAACCGACTGTTCATAGGTGACGTGAATGTCATCCGGGATCAGAGGCTCAGTAGTCTTATAAGGGTTCTTCGCCATAACGCCTCCTTAGAAGATGTGCGAGGTGCCTATTTTAGCAACCATGCGACGGGCTTGGATAGAGTGTTTGCAGGTAACGTATAAACCGTCTGTATCGGTACTCGCGAAAATCCGCTTAGTTGGAACGGAAGAGACAAACGTGGCGTTAAGAGCCGGAGTAGAACCGAAGATCCGAGCCAAGTGCCAATGGTCCAAGGTAGTATCTCGGAACTCACCGGAAACAAGACTTTCGGAACGCCGGTATTCATCATAACGATCCTGGTAGCCAAACGTTCCGTTGGGTGTAGCATGAGGCGCATAGACCTCTTTATTAAGAACTTCCTGCTGCCCTATATGTTGTAGTTCACGTTGGAAATAATCTTCTTTCGTGCGTCTGTTCCAATGTCGAAAAAGACCTTGAGCGTAAATGGTCTTTGGACGGACCAGCATAAGCGAAATAACATAGCCGTGCTCTTCAAAAAATCTTCTGTATCTATTGGATCGCATACCGGCGATACCGTGACCGCGCAGCTCACCAACAGGTGAGGTGCCTTCTGCCGTTTGGAGGACCTCAGAAAATTGGATAGTTTGTCGACCGCCGCCAAGATACTCGGGCCGTTGTAGACGCGCGTCCGAGCTCCGGACGCCGAGATAACGTAGATATTCAACGTAGCGACTGCCATAACGAGCGCGGGCCTCTTGATAGCGCTGTAAAGCCATAGCCTCACGAAGGGCATTGATAGTAATTGCAGATGCACCAGACAGATCGGCAAAGATCTGAGGATTGCCGTTAGTAGCAGCGGAACCTTTCACGTAATACGTAGTGTTAGCAAAATCCTCGTCAATAATGGTGTTGACGGGATAAGAAACGGTAGAAGCTCCACTGGACGTTTCGTAGACGTTTTGGGAAGCGCCGTCAAAATTGCGGTTTCCCTTACCAATCCCGATGACTGGAGCAGTAGATCCGAGAGGTATAGTAATTGCCGGGCCTTTCTGTTCCCAAGGCCGAGAAGACGTAAAGTAGTCCTTTTC